CTCCGCCAGCGCGTGCGTCGACCCGTCGGCCAGAGCGGAGCCGTCCGAGGCGTCCGTGTAGGCGACGTTGGCATCCGTCGGGATCGTGACCGTGGTGCCGTCGAACGTCGGGGCAGGCGCCGAGATCTCGGTGGCACCGGCCTCGGCACGCCGGATGACGAGCGCCGAACGGATCTTCGTGAGCGCGCCGGAGAAACGCGTCTCGATCAGGTACTTGTACTGGTTGTAGTCGATGTCGAAGTCGTCGAACAGCGAGATGTCCCCACCGCGGTCCGCGCCGAGGGTGTAATCCGCCAGGTTGACGATGATGCCGACCAGGTCCTCCTCGCTCTCCATGACCTCGACCGTGACGATGCCCGAGACGCCCATCTCGGATGCGAGATCCGAAGCGGTGCGCCACAGGCGCCGACCCATCCCGTCCTTCGCGAGGATCAGCGAGTTCAGCGTCGGGAGCGTGGTGTAAAACGTCGGCGAACCGGAGCCCTTGTAGAACCGCATGTCCTGCATGACGGCCTCGACGAACGCGACCTTGTTGGCGTCAGTCGAGAAGTCGCCGTTGACGGTGACCGTCGCCGCGTACAGCTCGTGATCGTTGGCGATCGAGCGAACGCCCGCGCCCTCGTTCGCTCCCGACGGGTCCTTGATCTTGTCCTCGTCGTCCACGGCACGGCCGTCGCCGATGAGGATCGCGCGCGCGATCTCCTCCTCGAGGAGGAGCCGCATCTCGGCCTTCATCCACGCCACCACGTCGAAGTCGGTGATGTCGATGATGTCGTCGCGGTCCAGCTTCTGCTTCTTGTACACCGTCGCGGGCGTGGTCGACCGCGTGGACACCCCGAAGAACTCCTCCTTCTTCATGGTGCCCTTGATGTACCCGCGGGCCCGGGCCTCGTCGTGGGTGATGTCGGCCCAGAAGTTCTTGACCCTCGAGAAGGGCGACTTCCGGGTGCCGTTGATGACGGACTTGACCCACTCCATCCGCCGGGCGTCGAACTCCGGCGTCGCGGAGACGGCACGAGCGTCCGGGAACAGCGTGTCGATGTTCTCGATGCCGTGCTTGAGCGCGTAGTCCTCGACCGCTTCCTTCAGCGAGCCGCGGCGTGCCGCATCCTGAACGATGCCCTTGATGGCGTCGTGGCTCAGGGTGTGCTGCGCCTTCGGCTTGTCGGTCGTCTGCTCGCGCTCGGCCTCGAAGGCGTTGCGGCTCATGTGACGGATCTCCTTCTCATCGTCGTTGTCGGTGGCGGTCTGCTTGGCCTCTCCGCCGGAGTCCCCCTCCTGCTTGCCCTCGAGGGCGGCCCCCACCATGTAGTGGACGACCTCCTTCTGCTCGGGCGTCATGGAGTCGTAGACGTCCTGCACGGTCTTCTCGTCGTTGCCCTTGGAACTGCTGGACGACGACTTGTCCTCGTGCTCCAGCTCGAGGCCGGTGTAGATGATCGCCTCGTCGTCGAGAACGATCTGCTCGTCACCGTGCTGGAGGGTGATGTTGTCGATGAACGCGCCAGGATTGGCGCCCGCCAGAACCAGCGAAACCTCGCGGATGACGCCGTGCATGACGGACGACGCCTTCTCGAGAAGCTGGTTGGCGTAGATGGAGAGCGACTTGACGTCATCGTGAGAGATGAGCTGCTTCGCCGTCCCGGCCTTCTCGGTGTCGTTGAAGAAACCGTAGCCGTACACGCCGTCATCCCGATGCTCGAGCTCGAAGTGACCGAGCACGTTCTCGGGATCGTCGTGCTGGTGCTGCCAGACCATCGGAACCTGCATCCCGTCCTGATGCTTGAAGGCATCGGGCGTGATGGTCCGACCGTCGGAGCACTTGATTCCGAACTTCGTGACGTAGCCACTGAAGTCGGCCTTCGTCTTCACTGCCATTTTGACAGTCCTTTCGTGGTCTCTACTTCGTGGCTTACGCCAGCGCCTTCTGCTTCGCCTTAGCGGTCGCCAGCTCCTTCTCCGCTGCGGCCACCTGCTTCTTCAGGCTTTCGACCTTGGAGTCGCCGCTTGACTTGGTCTTGTCAGATCCTCCTCCAGCCTTAGCGGCTGCTCGCTTGGCCTTGGTCTTGAGTTCCTGCTTGTGCTCTTGCCTGTACTTCTTAGCCTCACGAGCCTTCTCGTGCTTATCGGCAGCGGTGGGCTTCTTGTCGGCCGACTTCTTGGCCTCAGCCATCGCTTCCTTGAGCTTCTTGTTCAGCTCGGTGACCTTCTGCTGGGCTGCCTGCACCCTCTGAGCAGCATAAGCCCGAAGCTCAGCCTTCTGCTGTGGACTGAGCTGCTCGATCTGGGTGTGCTTCGGGACGATCTTGGGTGCTGTCTTCGTCGTTCCCACTCTTGCTGTCGCGAGAGGCTGAGAAGCACCCTTCTTCCGACCCTTCAGCTTCCTCGTCCGGAGATAGTACTCGTGAGCCTTCTTCGGATCGTAGGGAGCCGAGGCGTGCATGAGGATCTCACCATTAGGGAGTCTCACCAGGCACCTCCAGACTGTTGAAGATGTCCTCGGTACTCATGTTGGCAACATCAGGAACATCCTCAGCCGGAGGAACGCCGGTATCCCCCTGTGGCATGTTGGAGTTGACGAGCTGATCAGCCTTTGGCTCCGAAGAAGGCTTGTACCCGACGATCTGACGAACCTCGTTAGAGGTCAGGATCTCGTTGCGAGTGAACTTGTCAGCGATGTCAGCCATACCACCCTCACCACTGATCGGAACAAGCTTGAAGTAGTCACGGAAGTACATGATCCTATGCTTCTGCGAACGAGCGGTCTTGGTGAGGAAGGTTCGGTACATCGCTTCGGTGATCGCATCCAGAATCGGCTCGATCGTACGATCCCAGTAGTTGAGCATCGTCTTCTCGTCAGCCGTTCCGTTCATGACCTCGGGTGTCAGACCCAACTGCACGTACAGAAGCTCGGTGAGCGACTGGACTTGCGTGAGAAGGTTGTTCTCAGCCGGGCGATTCAGCTGAGTGATCTTCTCGGAACCATCCGTGTAAGCGATTCCGTACTGACTACCCTTGAGCTGGAACTCGATGTCCTGACGACGCTGCTCTGCCTGCTGTCGACGAGCCTCGGACTTGATCACATAGGGAAGCTGAATGATGAGGTCGAGCTTTCCGGACGAAGTAAGCTCATCCTGCGTGTCAAGAAGGTTCAGCTTGCGCACGAGACGCTGAAGAGTCGAGTTCATCTCGTTCATCACCGAGTACAGAGGGTTCTCGATGATGGCCGTGGTCTGCTTGGGGACCGTGATGTCCTCTCTCTTACCAGTCTTCTCGTTGAAGACATTGACTCGCACGTGATACGGATACCACGTGGTGATCTTGCCGATTCTCAATGTCTTGATGTCGAATCCACCCGAAGTCTCCGGGCTGATCGTCGTGTCGATCGGCACGATGGCACAGACGCCCTCTTCGAAAAGCGTCATGGCGATGTCCTGACGGAACATTCGAGCAGCCTGGTCAACATTTGCCTCGACGGTGAGACAGTTGTTGAGTCCACTGTCGACTGTTTCCAGGTATCGCTCCTCGTCATCCACCTTGACATGCTGGATCTTGACCGAGGAGACGTCGATTCCGAGACGGTTGTAGATCGAGGAGATGATCGATCGCTCGTTCGACACAAATATGACAGGACGATCGGGACGACGCCCTGAGTTTGCGCCGTAATACTCCGTGAACGGTGTGTTCTGCCTACGCTGTTCTGCGCCACTGAACGCATTCCAAGCGTGCTTCAACCTCTGCCCGAATGTTGCCATCGCCTCACCTCCTTTCTATTCGAACGCGTCCTTGTTGGCCTTGAACGCCACGTAAGCATCAAGAAGCGCCGCGACATTATCGATCTTCTCCTCCTGTCGCTTCTTCAAGAGCTTACGATTCCCGTTCGTATCTTCGAGAGTAATGGCGTTACCCATTGCCCAAGACATGAGCATCTCATCGAAGATAAGTGCGCGATCTTCACTCATCTTCTTGAGTTCGCCAAGTGGAACCGACTCTGTCTTGGCTCCCTGGATCACTTTCTCGATTCCGTAAGGTCCGTTCTCCGACTCCCACCGCTCTACAAACGGTTTAGCGTTGTACGGATCGAACCCAAGAGTCCGAACGTCATACTCAGACTTGAGGATGTAGTCATCCAGGTCTTCGTACACTTGTCCTTCGATGTCGAGAACTGTTCCCGGCATGACGTGCAGCGTTCCTTCCTTGATGAACTCGTCGTACTTGAAACGAGCAGCACCAGGAAGCAGCATCAGGGTTCGTTCCGTGATGTAGCTCCGAACCTTGATACCAAACTTCTCATGGCTGAGCGGGAACAAGAAAGTGAAAGCGCAGAAGTCGTCTCCCTGTGAGAGGTCAGCCCCAAGAGAACATGGCATTCCCCAGAACTCCTTCTTATGATGAAGAATGGTCTCTTCATACGTGAAGAAGTATGTGTAGCCCTCCATAGGAATGCCGAACCGCTTCGCCAGAATGTCATTTCGGCTAGCAGGTGCTTTCTCGGCCCGTTCCACGTCAAGGTGATACGTCTCGTAGGAAACAGTGAGTCCAAGGTTTGGATTTGCTTTGAGCCACGTAGAGGGATCACCCACCTCCTCGATCTCATCAAGCTTGTAATGCCAGATGGAAACGTGCGGCGCTTGGTACTCACCTTTGAGGATGTCTGCAAGTTCCATTTTGATGGTGTCGCCCGAACCGTTACGGACGGTCCCCTCGGAACTCGTGGCGATGATGAGATAGTCGTCCAACTTGGACGCACCCTGCTCAACGGCGCCAACAACATCCTCCCGAATGTCACCCGACAGCCACTCATCGATCGTAGAGATCTTTGGGCGAAGACCCTGCAGCTTGTTGATGGCCATAGGGCGGATTTCAAGAAGAGAACCTGTCAGGAAGTTCTCGATTCCCTTCTTGGTGGCTGCCAGCTTTACACGTAGAGCACGTGAACCGGTGGTGTTCTGAAGAGATCCCTCGGTAAGGAACTTGAAGAGTGGTCCACGCGCGCGCGTGATAGAGGTACGAATCGGACTGACGACCTCGTCGGCCTGCTTCATCGTGGGTGCCGTTGTGATTTGGTGAGTGGTCGATGTATCAACATTCAGAAAGTAATTCTGAATGCAGGATGCGTACATCGACTTCGCCGCCCCTCGAGCAACGATGAGATACTGCTTCGTGGTTAGTCGCTTCTTCACGACCTTGTTCACGTAGCGGCCGCCGTGGCCGTCCTTTGAAGGCTCATACACACTTCGCTCGATGAAGTAGTACCAGCCAAAGATCTGCTCTGCCCAGAGCTTGAACGAGAACAACAGATGGAGATCACGGCCATCTGTCAAAGTAAGCTCGTTCTCGCAGTAGAGGATGAACCCGTCTACAGCTTTGTTATCGTAGTAGATGTTCGGATTCGCGATGAGCGTATCGATCCGGTTCATCTCCATGGAGATTTCCCGGTTCACTGGGATGTCACCGCGAACGACAGCATCACGGAACTCACCGTAGTACCGCGGTGTCGCAGTGTTCGATAGCACTCTTCACCTCCTAGATGGCACCGAGAGCGGCCTTGACTCCGGCATTGACAGCCTGATCAGCAAGCTTGTCGAGATGTCGCTGACCTTGGCGGCTCAGTGTTCTCTTGACAAACTTCACTCCCGCGTTCTCACGCTTCGTCTTGGCTTGCACCTCCACGAAGTTCTTCTCGAGGTTCATGCGCGTCACTGCCGCCTGAATTTCCTCGTTCGAAAGAGAGTGAAGCCCGCTCTTCTTCGCTTGCTGCTTGGTTGCAGCGGTGCGAAGCGCTTCTTCGACAGCAGGATGACCTTCGCCGCCCTTAGTCTTGAGCTTCTTCTTGTCGACAGAAACCACCACCGGGTTTGGACCGCTGGGATTCTTCCGACGGACTCCCCATCGCATGCCCTTGATCCCGTGATGAGCAAGAGCAGTACCGATCTCGGCCGCATAAGCCAGAGCCATGGGCGAATCCATGTCAGAAGGCCTCGGACTCTCGGTCAGAGTGAATTCCGGACCTTCGTAGTCGCCATACCAAACAGCGACCTTGTCGAACTGCACGTACAGCTGCCCCATCGGATCCCAGTCATCCGCATTCGCTGGGGAATCCGGGTAACCAAGGGTCAGATGAGGCTTCCACTTCGCGTGCTGTGGGATGGCGTTGTATGCCATCGAGATTTCCTGGTTGTACTTCAGCTGTTCGCGAAAATCGACCAGCTTCCAGGGAATGTCGTCGGTGAAGAAGAGAACATCTGCGTCCTCTTCCCCGAGGAAGCCCCGATGGTCGACGAGAAGGTTGAATGGATCCAGATTACGCGAGTAATCCTTGACCGTATCGACGATCTTCGTGACGTTCGGGTTGGAGAGAGCATCCCCAAGGAAGAGGAGCGTCAGATGAGGCTTCTTCTCGCTCGAGACCTTCCAGACGTCGTCGCCATCGGCCGGAATGGCTGCGATGACCAGGTTTGACGCCACTAAACCACCCCTTCCGTTGCCGAGATCCAATAGGCCTCCTCACGGAGTGCGCTGATACGCCACTCGTACTCCGTAAGCTGTTCCCTCATCGAAGCGAGAGCGAATGAGGTCGAGGGTGGATCGAACAGGAGTCGAACCCTCAGGTACACGTACGTCTTGCAGGCGTTGACGATGGAGACATCGCCGTCGATGAAGTCCTCCCACGTCTTGGTGTCGTCCTCGATGGCGAAACCAGTGACAGGACCCACGCCTAGTTGATAGAGGGTGGAGAAGGCCGTGTTGATGTGGGTGATGACGTCCAGATCGAACGTCGTATCCTCAGCCGTCAGGCCAAGGATCTTCTTGGTACTCGTGAGAATACTCGTTTCCATACTCCACCCCCTTTCAGAGGTCTAGAGCGCGCCTGCCAGCGCCAAAACGACGATGCAGACGGCTGCTGCGATCAGGATGATCACCAGCAGGAGACTTGCCGAGGGAATATGCGTCACCCCCTCAGATGTGAGACCGGTAGAACTTCGCCAGCGCCATCATGGCCTCCATGTCGTACGGACCGGGATCGCTGTGACCCCCACCGACAGAGCCGAGCTCCGAATGACGCACGACACCGGACTTGACGACGCGACTACCCGAGACCTGACCCTTGCGAATCGGGATCCCGTACTTCTTGGACCAGCGAGCGACCCATCGAGCCGTCTCTCGGTACAGATCGCGAGTGAGCTCCTTGCCATCGGCCATGAGGATCTGCTCGATCCCCAGAGAGCAGGAGTTGAAACCCGCGCAGTGCCACGCCTTGTGCTCGTCGCGCACGTAACGAGCCGAATGGCCCTCGTTGTCTGTGCAGACATGCGAGCTGGCGGCAAAGCTCCGAGCTGCGAAGAGGTTGCCGATGATCTCGAGATCACCGATGCCCTTCTTGTTGTGCGAGACCGTCGCATGGATGACGATCAGCGACGGATGAACTCCGTTGCGGCTCGAGTAGTTCGGCGACCAGCGCGTGAGGTTGACGTGAGGCGTGTAGCGATGGGCCATCAGCTCACCTCGTCATGAGGAAGGGCCTTGTCGTCGTCCGGATCCGCCTTGAACGACTCCTCCGGGAGATCCATGTCGCCCGTGTCATCGTCCCCGGGGTCCTCGCCGTCGACGGGGTTGGGATCGAAGTCGGGCGGCGCCTCGTCGCCCTCGACCGTGTCGACGGGCTCGTCGGGCTGCGACGTCTGGAGATTGCTCTCCTGGGGGGTGGACGTGCTGGGACCGGCACCGGCACCGGCCTGGACGGGCTGCGCCGGACGGGTGTCCTGACGCGGCTGGTCCTCCTGCTGAGGCTGCTGCGCCTCCGTCATGCTGTCCTCCTTGGTTGTGTTACCAGAGTCGTGTGTCACCCGGACGCCGGGCTTCAGAAGGTGTAAAGATCTGATTCCCATCTCCGTAATGGATGGCGTTGTGGGTACGAATGGTGGTCGTTATCAGGAATTCAGGATCGATGATCCAGTCTTCACCGTTGAGAATATCGTCACGAGTGACGGGATTCATGTGGTGAATCAGGATCTCCGAGTAGATCTCATAGCCCGGAATACCGAGATCACAACCCTCATCTCTGAGGATAACCTCGTTCCGGGCCTGTCTCCACTGCGGCGTCCGATAAAATCTCTGATTGATCCACCGATCGAAGCCGAACGTGCTTGTTCCGACGACTCCGCCAAGAGAGAGGTACTCGAATCGTTCTTCGAAGGTCTGGAGCCTTTTGAGCTCTGAATATCGCCTAAACCTCGTCATCGTCCTGGACCGTTTCGTCGACGCCTTGATACTGACGCATGGCACCGATCGCCTTCTCGTACAACTCCTCAACCCGCTTAGCGGATTCGAGGGATTCGCGTTTCACCTTCAGAAGCTCGTTCTCGTGAGCAATTCGCTGCTGTTCGAGCTGCTCACGAGATGAACCGAGCTTCAGGAAGTGTGTGATGACCTGCGACGAAGCAGTTCCGGATTGAATCTGTTTCTCAGCCAGATCAATTGCCTGAGAAACCACTTGCATCTCTCGTGCTTCCGGAGTAGTCGCAGGTCTTCGTGACTTTCGAGAGGGTTCTTCCGACCTTCGCCGCGAAGCCATCGACTCTCCTTTCACTTACCGAGAGTTTGCCACCACATCATGCTGACTTTTTGGCCCTTGTTTGAGCCAAAATTCCCGCCGGGGGTTTTTTAGGT